TCGTATTGCGATGGGTCGCAATGACTAATTCATGGTTGGAAATCTCCTGTTCCACCGCTTCAATTTCCTGCATGCGCTTTTGAGCATCGAGAAACTTCTGCTCCAATTGCTTTAGCCCCGTCTCGCATTCCCCGATCTTGGAACCCAACATCATGATCTGTTGCGTCTTGAAGGCTTCAGCAATCTCCTGAATACAGGTAGGGCAGGTTTTCTCTGTGTCATAGAACTTAGAGGTTTTCTTATGTTTGGTCAAGACACTTTCAATCTGTGCTTCCAATTGCGTGATCTTCTTGATTGCCACGGTCATCTTGGCTTTGTCTAAAATCTTGAAGTTGAGCGCAACAATAGCGGTAGACCGATCATTGATATCAGCCAGCACGCGAGTAATATCCGCTTGGTTTTGTGCCAATTCCTTTTCAAGTTCAGTGATACGTGTCTCGGCATCCTGCATGGCTTCTGCAATGAAGCGTTCCTGCATGGTAATCTTTTCGGAAGCACTATCAAGTTTGAGGCTATTGGAGTTGCGATCTAACGCGAGTGTGGATTGGCGATTTTTCACCAGTTTGTTCATGCGCGAAAAGATTTGAATGTCCAGCAAGTCCTCAATGACTTCGCGCCTCTCAGCGGCTTTCAATTGCATGAAGGGAGTGAAACTAGCCGACCCTAGAATGACGATCTGTGTAAAACTCTTGTGGTTCAGTTTGAGAATAAACTTTTCCAGTTGTTCCTGATAGTCCCCCGACGCGGTTTGGTCAATCATGACTCCGTTACGGTAGATTTCAAACATATCAGGCTTGATGCCCCGCACAATCTTATACTCGTTACGGTCAGCAGAGAATTCTACTTCCACCACGGTATCGCGGTTGTTGATTGAGTTGACAAGCGAAGGCTTGTTGATGTTCCTGAATGGCTTGTTATACAGGGCATACGACAAGGCATCTAAGACTGTAGACTTTCCTGACCCGTTCTCTCCCACGATCAAGGTATTCTGTGATCCGTTGAGCGGAATCTCAGTGAAATAGTTACCGGTGGATAAGAAGTTTTTATAACGAATGGTCTTGAAGTTTAACATTAGATCATTGCCGTTTCAGAATTCACAGCTTCCACATATAACTCTTGTAGCATACCCTTGAGTTTATCAGGTTCGACACCCCCTGGCATCGTCATCCCATCCACACACTTACGAATAATGGTCACGGTATCCTCTGCTTGGTCCACCACGCCTTGTGTGGGGTCCAAGACCGATTCGGAGTAATCCTCAACCACCGTCACATCTAACGGGCTGACCTTATACAGGGAGTCCAACATCTGATCGAACAGGTAGGGATTCTGTTTGCGGGTGACCACGACCTTGACAAATGCACTGGCATAGGCTTGGAAGTCATGGCGTTTCCAGAATTCAAAGTTTTGAATTGAATCATCATAAAGAATCTTGTGGAACAACCGATAGGGATTTTCAATGAAGGTCAGTTCTCGCGTTTCGGTATCCAGAATATGGAACCCTCGCGGGTCCTTGTAGTCTGCCCAGGTAATTTCAACCTGATTTCCCAAGTAGTGAATGCACCCATCACTTGACTTGTGGTGAAAGTGTCCAGACAAGACCATATCAAATCGCTCAAAGGTCGCTTTGCTCATACCAGAGAGGCAGACATTGCCCTGGTCCATTTCAAACCCAGTGATTTCCAAGTGCCCCAAGATGATCGGGGACTTGGTGGTGGCGAGGAAGTTCATGGATTCTTCGTAGTTGCCTGAATTGATCCACGGCACCATCGCAACACTCAAACTACCAAATTGTTTATCTTTTACTCCCGTATAGATCGTGACATTCTTGTAGCCCCCGCATAATTCAGACAATGCGTTGATCTCGTTGGTGTTGCGGTAGTAGCAATCATGGTTGCCTGTCAGCATGTGCACGTCAACACCCATGTCAAGGAGTCTATCAAAGAAGTTCGTGCGCCAGGAATTCCATATCGCATAATTGATGAACTTCCGACGATCTACCACATCACCCAAATGGACCAGGGTGGTGATATTGTGCTTCTCAATATATGGAAAGAAGATGTTGTTGTAGAACTTGAGGAAAAAGTCATTGACCTGTGTGTTGTCGCCTCTAGCCCCGAAGTGAGTATCGTTCAATAAGGCTACGAGCATATTAGTCTCCCACAAACTTGAGTGTGCCACCACAGGCTTTGACTTTTGGAATCTTCCGCCTGCTCTTATTCTTCCGACCCTGCTCATAGGTGGCGATGAAGTCAGAAATGTTTTCATACACCTGGAAGGACCGGCCCCTATCCTGTCCAATGCTATCAAGATCGTGCATGTTTGATTGTTGGAGAAGCCCTAGTTGCTCCGTGGCTTTATACTTGACGTAGAGTTGCTTTTTCTCTTTACTGATTCGTCGTAAGAATGCCCAGTAGATAATCTGTGTAAAATAGGCAAAGGGATTCTTGCCAATCTCAGGGTCAAAGTTGTGGACATACTGAATGCAGTTCTCCACCGCATCGGAAATCATATCCTCTCTGAAGGTGTAGGACATGAAGTTCGGCTTGCGAGACAACCGCTCCGCAATCTTGAGAAAACACATACCGATATAATGACTCAGTTCAGGCACGGGTTTGTTGCGTGCCTTGGCTTTCTCCACTAACTTGCGATGAGCGAGCAGTGCTGCGAGCAGTTCCTCGTTCTTGATGTAATGTGTTGCCATAGACCCCCTTCAGTGGGAAATTTTTGAATTGCCCCAAGTTAAATCCTCTTCAAAAAATGCGAGTAGTGCTTCGTTGTTCTGTGCATCCGTGCCTGCGTTTCCCACAGTCCAACGCCTCTTGGCATCGGCATATTGGGTTGTAACCATTTTTTCAAGTTTCGTGACTTGCAAGGAATACAGGCTTCCCATCGTTTTCAGTTTGTCCTCTTCAATTTTGACCCAGGCTGAATAGAAACTGAGTAGTTCGGGAGAGGGATTCATCCATCCCACAACGCTCTTGACTCGCACACGGACTACAGGGCTGACCAGGAGTTCATTCGGGGTCCACGGTTCAAGCATGAATCCCAGGATTCCCCCAAAGGGGCGTTCAGTCATGACCTGTGCGGGGTGATGGAGGAGATATAGCCCCTGCGCCGATGAATACTGGGAGCCTTCATGCACCCGCGCAATCACCGTGACCCCACTCTCCAACATGACCATTTCTGTTGTAAATGGCAGTTCGTATAATTCCATTCCCATGAGCACGTTCATAGGCACAGTCCTTTCGCTTCTTTATCGTAAGCCATTATACCACATTTTTTATTTCAAGTCAATCAAATACTGTAGGAAAGTGAATTTTTCACTGTGGTAGAGTTCCGCACGGTGTTTGAAATGATGTAAGAGAAAATTTGTGTGCTTCTTAATGCGTAAATCATCCACGATATCAAAGAGGGTGACGTGGGTTTTGCCTTCCGCCTTTCTCAATCCTCTTCCGATGGACTGTAGGTTCCGAATGCGAGACTTGGAGGGCGCGGCGAACACGACATTATGGAGATTCTTGATATTGATACCAGTGCTGAAGGTCCCATAGGAGGCAACGATAATCGCGTTGCTGCTTTCCTCAGTAATTCGGCGGACTTCCTCGCGGTCCATTGTCTCAACCCCACCATGCACAAAGAATACAGGTCTGCCCTTCGTGGCTCCATCCCGAATCCCTTCATACATGGGTTGCCCATGCTTCATGACCAATTGGAATAACACTAACGTATTGCCCGTCAATGACAGCGCAAGGTTTCGCACAAACTTTGCTCGCGGAAGATAACTTACCACGGCATTATACTCTTCTTGGTAGGTGGATTTTCTCAACGATTGGCAGACTGTCGTAGGATACTTGAGAATCAGACACTTGATTTGGAGTTGCGCTAACCGCCCAGAATCCATGAGTTCTTTGGTGGTGACGGGGGCAAACACAGGTCCGAAGTGCCCCTCTAACACCAACCGATTCGTTTTGGTGCCATCTAAGGTCCCTGTGGTGCCGACGCGCACATCAGCATTGGACAGATTCGCTAAGATGGTGCTGAGTTCTTTGGCTTTATGTTGATGGGCTTCATCCCCGATCACGAAATCAAATTGTTTCAGGTAGGTAGGGTCAAAGTTCTTGAGTGATTGCCAGGTGGAAACGGTGAGGAAGTGGTCAGCCTTTTTCTCCTTGCCTGCATACATGCGATGCACGAATTTGTCAACATTCCACCCATAGTCTCTAAAGTCGCCAAAGAGTTGTTCAACAAGTGACGTGGTGCCAACGATGATAATACCTTTGATGTGATTCATGTGCAAGTAGCGCACGATCAGATACATGATAAGGGATTTTCCACTGGCTGTAGGGGATACGATCAGAATACGACGATTGCGGATCGCCTTGGCGAAGGCTTCAATCTGATAATCGTGGGGTTCCACTGGCAACTTCAGCGAGTCGGCAAAGACTTGAGCCTCTGCGATGGAGAAGTTGCTGGTTAGGAGAACGGCATCATCAAATTGAAGAGAGTATTGACGATCAGCAGCAAATTTTTGGAGATGTGCAACAAGCCCAAAAGGGAGAGAATAGTAACGGCGATCAAATAATCTGACCTTTCCATCCCACCGTCCCGCCTTGAAAAGAGGCTGGAACTCATGTCCTGGCACAAAAAACGCAAAATAATCGGAGAGTTCCTGTGCCACAGACTCATCACAGGTAACTTGGATAAACGATTCATTCTTCTTACTCACAAAAAGATTTGACATAATATAGTAGAAACTACCCCTTCATGACAACCGCAAACCCCTCCGTAATCATCTGTTGATTGATGCTCACCCCGTTGATGGTGATTTCACCCAATACCCGCCCATATTTCTCAAACTCCTTATTGATCTTTGTGGTCACCACAAAGTCCTGGTTGGTGAGTAGATTGGCTAGGTGTTCCTTGGCAGGTTGCCCCTGCGGGGTTTTCATTTCTGGTGCATTGATGCCGCTCAAGCGAATCTTGGCAACGTAGTGAATATCAAAGCCCAAGTCGATGTTGGCTTCAACGGTATCACCATCAAGAACGCGAACAAGTTTTGCAGCATAGGTATACATGGTATCTCCTTGTAGTAGATTAGTGACCACCACCAGCAATAAACATTTCCCACTTGACAATATCTTTGAGTGCAAAGGTGCGGGAATTCAGTTCTTTGAGAATGCGTTCGCAGATATCTAAAATTTCTTCATGCACCGCTAGCACGGCTTTTCCATTGAGCAAATCTTTGTCGGACTCCATGTAGGTGACCAGATCACCCTTCAGGGTATAGGGAAAGGGTTGCCATTGGCATTTCTCAAGGGTGTCTTGATCGAGTCTACCAGTATAGTATTCATGCTTGAGCCTCTTGAGTTTGGCAATCTTCCGTTCGGCCGCTCTCAAGGCTCTGCGGTGGGATGATAAGATGTTCATATACTTGGCTTGTAGCACAGGGACCTTACGCAACTCTTCTGCGGGTTCAAGCTTATCCATCTTGGCATCACCCGCCCACTCTTCTAAGAGGGCATCCACTTGTTCCTCTGAGACCTTGGAGGTATCAATTTTCATGGTAAGGCAACCTTTAGCCAATGTTCGCGGTTTTCAACAATCGAGCGTTTTGCGTGCATGAGAGTGTAGGCTTCTGCAAACGTCATACTATGATATTTGCGGAGATACCACGCAATCGTCAATGGGGAGCGTTCCATGCCAACCGCACAGTAAACCAACAGGGGATTGTCCACTGAAAGGTGTTCATGGATATAGTCTGCTGCTTCGTCCATTGCGTTTGGGCGAACCCCAATACCCTTATCGTGATACCATGTGGTGACGATGTGTTTGCTTTCGGGGTTGATGCCAGGTTCGCCATACCACATGACACAAAGCGAATCAATGGTCGCATCACGCCCATCGACCATGCTGCCCAAGTATAAATGTTCAATAATCTCTTCCATATCCAACTATTATACCATAGTGAAAGGTAAAAGTCAACAGGTAACTTTGAATTCTGGACCTGGGAGGTTCGTGTCAACCGGACTATCAAATACAGGTGGATACACCGGGGGATAGTTGAACACATATTGGTGACAGGGGCATGACAATACATCGGGTGAATTCCCCCTGTTGCACTTTGGGCACACCCATCCCATACGATCTCTAAATGTGAATACTATCGGGTCGCCTTGTGCCATCAAAGAATCTCCACGTCATAGAAGTCAAACCGAAAGACTGCATCAGCCGTAACGGGTTCCTCAGCCGACGATGCTGCGGAGAACATAATGTCGGTGAGACTGGTTGGGAAGCAATTGCGATACTTGACGCGAATGTGTGGGTTCTGCTTGGAGTCCAAGACGATCAAGGTCGCGTCAGAAAATTGTGGCTGCGGTTTGTGCAGCATACCAGGGCGCAATGATAAGGCTTTGTATTCATCAAAACTAAACGGGAAAGTCAACGCACGCATCCA